TGTCTGGACAATGGTATGGAATTTAAGATTCTGACTGAAGATCATCTCAACATAAAGTATAAATAGGTATATGGCAAAGAGTTTATATATACAGAGCGTTATAGACGCTGCAAAAGGAAGACCAAAATCTACACAATGGTATCGTGATAAGATTAAAGAGTTTGGTCAGCCAGGCGCTATGGACTTAATCAGAGATGGAAAGCGTGACAACAAACCTTTCTATGGACGATTGAATATGTTTTTCTATGACCCAAAATTTAAAAAGAAACTACCTTACTATGATACATTTCCTCTGGTGTTACCACTAGAACCATATCCTGATGGGTTTTTAGGTATCAATCTACACTACCTACCTATGAAGTTACGACTTCAGTTGTTAGATAGATTGGTTGATTATAGTAACAACACCAACTTTGATGAAAGTACCAGACTTGCAGTTGACTACAGCAAACTCAAAAAGATAAACCTAATCAAACCTACGCTGAAACGATATCTTGCTGGTAGAGTGAAGACACAGTTTCGTAGGATTGATGCAGACGAATTTACAGTTGCAACCTTACTGCCTGTGCAGAGGTTCAAGAAGGGTTCTGCAGCCGAGGTTTATTCAGACAGTAGGAAGATGATCTAATGGGATTATTTAACACAAATGGTTTAGTTGATGCAGTAGCGTTTGGTGCATTAAATGAAGTACTTGGTATGTTTCATGGTAAAGATGGTATGTCAAGACCAAACCGTTATGAAGTAACACTATATCCACCTTCTGGATATAAAGGAACAGGACAAGGATCAAGTAATAATGTTTTCCCCAAAATTATGGGTGAACTATTAGGTGATGGAACAGTTCGTGCAACAGGATTGAAGTGTGAATCAATATCATTTCCTGGCCGTAACCTCGACACCACAGAAGACACAAACACTTACGGCCCTGTGAGAAATATCGTGACAGGATTTAGTTTCGCAGATGTCGCAGCAACCTTTCAATGTTCGTCTGATATGAAAGAAAAAAAGTACTTTGAGACATGGCAGAGAATGTCATTCAACCCCCAAGATTTTTCTATGGGATATTATCACGACTATGTTGGTTCTGTAGAAATTCATGCGTTAGATGAAAAAGACAACAGACGATATGGTGTCCGACTTGTTGAGGCATTTCCTAAGAGTATTAACGAACAAGCACTTTCATATGAGAATGGTGCTGGATATCAAACAGTAACAGTAAACTTTGCATATCGTTACTGGCAGAACCTAGTAGACGAAGCAGACCTACCAAAACCATTGATGGATAGAATTGCAGAAGCGACTATAAACACCGTGACTAGAAGAATTACTGCTCAAATACCTTCGGTATTGAGAAGACTATAATATTAATAAAGGATGAAAAATTATGGCACTACCCAAACTTAATACTCCAACCTATGAGTTGGAACTTCCCTCTACTGACGAAAAAATTAAATACAGACCATTCCTAGTAAAAGAACAAAAAATATTACTCATGGCTCAAGAGTCTGGTGAAGACAAACAAATTGCTGATGCAATGGGTCAACTAGTTTCTGCTTGTACTTTTGGTAAAATTGATGCTAACATTTCGCCAATGTTTGACCTTGAATATGTATTTTTAAAAATTAGAGGAAAGTCTGTTGGTGAAAAAGTTACACTAAATTTAATATGTCCAGATGACAAGGAAACAACTGTTCCTTTTGAATTAGATTTAGAAGAAGTTGGTGTACAAATATTAGATGAACATACTAATGAAATCAATATTAGTGATGAAGTTAAAGTGTTATTTAGATATCCATTATTGACTGACATGAAAGACATGAAAGCTGAATCAACAGACATTGAAAAAGTATTTTATTTTCTAACAAGTTGTATTACTTCAATTCATTATGGTGATGAAGTGTATCAAAGAGTTGATTTAAAAGACAAAGAAATTGAAGATTTTATTGACCAATTTACAGGAGAACAGTTTGAGTTAGTCACAGAATTTTTTAATTCTATGCCTAAACTAAGACACATTGTAGAGATAACTAATCCAAAAACAAAAGTAAAAAGTGAAGTTCTATTAGAGGGATTAGAAAGTTTTTTAGGATAGGGCTTGCCCACGAAAGCCTATTTAATTATTATAAAACTAATTTTGCAATGATGCAACATCATAAATATTCACTAACAGAATTAGATAATATGATGCCGTGGGAAAGAGAAATATATGTTAATTTATTAATGCAACATATAGATGAAGAAAATGAGAGAATAAAAAAAGAAAATCAGAGGGGATAACGATGGCCGCTAAAAGATTGCAACCAGATTCTAAATACGCACATCTAGATAAAGATGGCGATGGTATTGTGAGCGATGAAGAAATGATGATGGAAGAAAGAATGATTGAACTTGAAGATATGCGTAGTGACATGGAGAATGAAGATAAGAAACAAGATGCACAACGCAACATGGCTTGGTTTGCACTGTTTGGTATGTTGTTGTACCCTGCTCTAGTTGTATTCTCTATATTCACAGGATTAGATAAAGCAGCAGATGTCTTAGGTGATATTGCACCGACATACTTTGTTTCAGTTGCTGCTATCGTTGCAGCCTTCTACGGTAAGGAAGCACTTGCCGCAAGAAAAGACAAAGTAGAAGTTAGGAAGTAGAATTATGGCTATTGAAAATTTGATGGCACAAATGATGAAAGACCAAGAGGCGGCCGCAGAAAAGCGGGCCCAAGAGGCAAACACTACTTTTTCAAAACAACACGCTGAGTTGACCAGACTCACAAAAGAAATGAAAACTGCCAACGCATCTGATAAGAAAAGTAAACAGATTGAATATGATGCAATCAAAGCAGATCGGGCGGAGACTAAACTTCGTGATTCGATGATGTCTGCCGATGCACTAGTATTAAAAGATCAAAAAGTTGCACTGGACAAAATGTCTGAAAGACTTCAGGCAAATGGACAAGTTGCAACCGACAACAAAGAATTTAATGACGCTGCACATAAACTTAAAATGGACGAATTTAAGTTTAGAATGTCTAATGCAACGAACAAAGGTGCTCAAGAAGAAATTGCAAAAGAACGAAAAGCAGAAATGGAAAAAAACGGCACGTTTTTAGAAAAAATATCTGTTGGTATAACAAGTATTGGTATGAACATGAAGGACAAAGCAAAAGCAGCAGCTGGTGGTTTAATGAAAATATTAAAAGGTACTCTTTTTGCTGGATTTCTACTTGCAGTTGCATCGTTTTTAAATAGTCCATATTATCAAAAAACAATTGATTATATCACTAAAGAACTCATACCAAAACTACAATTTTTTTATGATGGATTTTTTGGGCCAGACGGTGGTTTTGTGGAAGGGTTCTCAAGACTTTTTGGTGACGCCGATGGTATAGGGGGAATTGTTTTAGGAATAGGTGGTGTTGCTGCATTAATTGCTGGTTATAAAATGTTTAAATTGTTTGAGGCAATAAAAACTGGTGTAACCGCATTTAAAACTTTCGTTGCAACCAGTGGAACTAAATTAAACAATATGTTCGGGCCCAAAGGTACAATTATAACAGGTCTTGGTAAGTTGTTTACATTACTAAAAACTGCTGCTTTAGCAACGAAAGCTTTTGTTGCATCCAGTGGAACTAAATTAAATAATATATTTGGGCCTAAGGGTAAAGTTATGGCAGGCATCGGTGTAGCATTTAAAGGTATTGGAGTAGGTATGGTTGCAATAAAAACATTTTTCGCTGCTACATTACTACCAGCAATAACAGCATTTTTGGTGCCAATTTTGCCTGTGATCGCAATCGCTGCAGCTATTGGTGCTGTCCTATACAGTCTCTATCAAGCATTTGAAGATTTCCAAACAACTCTAGCAGAAACAGGTAGTATGGGTGAGGCGATTAAAGTTGCAATAGGTAAGTTTGTCGGTACAATTGTAGGTTTAATTCCATCGTTGTTTATTAAATTAGTTGCATTTGTAGCAGAAATGTTTGGATTTGATGCGTTTGCAGAAAAACTTAATAACATTGATGTTATTCAAAAAATATCTGATGCAGTAACAGGATTGTTTACTAAAATAGGGGATTTCTTTGGTAATCTTTTTGACTTTGACTTTGTTGGTTTCTTGACTAAAAATATTCCAGGCGCTGGTAAAATATTAGATTTTATTGGATTAGGGCCAAAAACAACAGAAGAAATTGCAGCAGAAGAAAAAGAAAAAATAACCGAAAGAAATAACAGAATCAAAGAACTTGAAACAGGTTTAAGTGAGGGTGCATACACTGGATTTATGAGAGATAATAAAGATGAAAAGATTGAACTTGCAAGACTAAGAAAAGAGGCTGGACTTGAACCAACTTCAGTTCAAACACCCCAAGAGGCAAAGCTTGCAATGCTAGACAGAAAAAGAGAAAGGATGAGGCTGGCGGACAATCAACCTACCCAACAATCTAGTGCAAACAGAACTGGACAAATTGCTGCAGCAGGAAACCCAGCAACAGTTGCAGCACAAACACCTGTTATGGTGTCAGCACCTACAGTCAACACTAGAAACCAGAATGTATCTAATAGTACCTCTACTGTTAACTACATCGGTAATCCAGACCCAATCTTCCAGAGAGCATCTGCATTTGCCATATAAAAAGAGAGGTAGAATTGCTCCTACCTCTCCATCTTCTTTAGTGTGCAGTAACCTTTTCAGTCCGAATCTAATTCAGCGACTAGGGATATTAGTCACCTTACCCTTTAACTTGCCAACTTCGCAAAGTAGTCCATAGTATCATCATCTTCAGATGAGTCTACCTTGAAAGGTGGTGTATTGTCTACTGGTGCAGTATCTACAACAGGAGCTGACACTGGTTCATCTTCCATCTTCTCTGCGATATTACCAACAGTTACACTACCAGACAGAACCGTATCAAGACGAGTCTTCAGTTCTTCATATGACTTGAAGTTTGATGAAGCAGTAAACTCTGCAAGAGCATACTGTTGTTTCCACACTTCCTCAATCTGGTTATCATTATCAAACATAGCAGATGGTGCTTCAAACTCAGATGAGTCATAGTTCCAGTAACCAGCAACCTTACGAATCTTCAGTTTGAAGTTTGCACCTTGCCAAAAATCAAATGGGTTAATTGGTGTTTCATCTTCAAACTCAGGTTGCATCGAAGCCATAATCTTATCAAAGATTTTCTTACCATAACGGAACAAGAATACTTTACCTTCATTCTCTGGATGCTTGCTGTCACTGACAACATAGATGTTAGAGAAGTATTGCAACTTTCTTTTCTGTTTACGGGCAATCTCTTTGTCAGACTCAATGCCTGTGTTCCAGTACTTAGAGTTAAGTTCTGATACAGGATCATTCTGTCCAATAGTAGTGAGAGAGTTCTCAATATACCATTGACCAGTAGGGCCTTGGAACGCATGATTCCATACCTTTGCCCAAGGCATATCTTCACCT